GTTGGCTTGATCAATATATCCTATAATACCAATGTTGGCTGCAGTAATAGCTAGGTTAGCGGCTCCTACCTGACCTGATTGTATAGTGTTGGCTTGATCAATATATCCTATAATACCAATGTTGGCCGTTGATACAGCCTCATCAACATACCCTTTAATACCAGTATTAGCAGTTGCTATCTGAGCTGATTGTATGGTATTAGCTAGACTTACTGCTGAATTAACTGCTGAAATCTGTCCATCAACATAGACTTTTAATGCGGCATTGGCCACAGTGATATTATTATTTGTGTTGGCGATACTGTTGGTTATTGATGTGCTATAACTAGCATCGTTGGCTAGTGCTGTGGCTATTTCATTTAATGTGTTTAATGCACCGGGGGCACCACCAACTAATGCTGAAATATTAGCTGCGATTGCCGCATCTACATAATTGCGTGTGGCTGTATTGGCCACAGTGAGATTAGCTTGGCTTACATAAGCTGTGGTTGAATATCCTACTATGTCATTTACTGTTAAAATAACGTTGCCAGTACGACCAGCCACGCTAGTAACTGAATTAGTCAGAGAATTTACGTTGTTTTTGAGGATTTGAAAATTGTTATTAACAATGCCAAAAGCTGTGCGTATCGGATCTCCATTACCTGCTGATGGGCCCGTGCCTATGTTGACGTTGGATAAATTCATGTGCTAAACCTTGTTTATATTTTTATATTTATCGGTTTCGCAGAATAAAAATTTGTTAGATTTTGATTACTACAAGCAGTTTTGGTATATTATGCCGCTGATGTTACTTGTTTCCAAGTTGGTGAAGCTTTAGTTCCACCATTGATGTATAATTTAGCATTGGTTATGTCAATACACAGTGATCCAGGACCTGCAAAATTAGCACCAGTGGTACCGTTGGTTGGAACACCAGCACCTGTCAGGAATACTACATCATTCGACACACGCCACTCAGCTTTCTTATAAGGTTTAACATAGCCTGCGCCAATGGAAACCATGTTCAAATCCATACCATAGTCAAATCCACTGCCTGCTGTGGTATTCTGCATGGTGATACCAAAGCCAGCACCTGCTGATGTAATTCCACCATCACCATCGAGATATGCCATAACTGCTGCATCTGCTGTTGTTGTAGTATCTGCGATAAATCCCACAACACCTGCCTTGGGGAATGTGCTGGCATTAGTGCCTGTGATATTATATGCACCAACTACACCTGCAAGATAATTACTGGTCCTAGTTAAACTACTGCCAGAGACGATGCCAAGTGTGCCATATCCAGAAGCTGGAGATGTAGATGTACTACTACCGTAGTCAGCACCTAATGTAGCTGTAGCACGAACAGTAGCGTTTGAGCCACTCGTACCTGTTAATGTCCTGCTTAACCTAATAGAGCCTGCTGTGACATTTCCTAGCTCTCCACTGAGTCTTGGAGTTATATATCCACCCGCTGTTGCACCATCATGCACACGCAGTTGATAGGTCGTAGTATCAAGGGTTAGTTCACCGATCGGACCGGTATAAGTTGAGCTAGCTGTGGTATTACCACGTTTAAGCAATATCTGTACATTAGCTACGGTCATTATATAGTTCCTCCGTCATAGACGATGTTAGCCGCAAACGGCTCAGCATTGTAGTATGCTGGTAATACTTCTAGATCTAAGGACACACCGTAGTTGTCATCTGCGTATAATGGGCGTTCTGTGTTATCTGAAGTTTTGTTAGTTTTGAATGTTAGTTTATAAATCCTATTTTCTAAGTTGCTGACTGTGATAGCATCAAAGGTAAATGCTCCTCGACCGTTGGCAACATTAGCAAACGTCACAGCATAGGTATTGATCGTAGCAACATTATCAGGATCCTGTATGCTGGCCTGCACTGTATATCCAGTGAGATTTACCAGTTTCTGATCTTGATTCTTAAATTCTACTATCACAGGATTATCGATACCTTGATAGACTTTTATAGGACGTGTATACACAGGTCTGTTCCTCGTTTTAATTGTGGGATCAGAATAGTCCAAAATTTGAACAGTGAACTTATTATCATATAAATAACTTGTGATTAGGGGCACTTTTAGTCTCGATCCTTATAAGGTATTTATCGTATACTCCATGGAAGATAGTTATAAGAAATTATTAGATCAATACCCGTTTATCAGCTTCCTGACCTATGGCGGTAATGACTATATAGGGATCATACAGAACAGTGATGAAATCATCACAACTATCTATGATTTTGCGGCTCTGCGTACCCTATCACAGAAGACACGCTTCTTAGAACTAGCAGATCAATGGTGGTGGGAAAGTAATAGACTAGTGCCCATTAACGTGTTTCTAAAGCAGGATTGGATAGAATTTAGAGTTTGTTTGAAAACATTCAACAGCAAGGACGTGAATATACAGCATGGTCCTTATATCAGTCTTAGAGAAATAGCTAATAAACGCAGTAAACGTAGAAGTATTACACTTGTTCGCAAAGTAAGTTAAGATTTACCACAACCAAAGTAGCATAAGCGATCGCGTGTGCTTTCTTAAAACTGTATTCACCCTCAACTCGATCCCATACAGTAGCCGCAACATCCTTCCAACTTTTACCTATTAGGTGACGTTTGCCTGGACGGATCACTGCTAGGAACATGGCCAGTCTAGGGATAGTATCCACAGGCTCCGGCATTTTAAGCAAGGTATCATAGTGATTGTTGACGTGTATTAACTGCGCACATATTGAACTATCATATAACTTGGTCCAATCAGGTTCTTGCATGAGACTAACTAAGTGTTCTTCACTCTTAACCTGTTTATAAACATGGACATTTAATAAGTCTAGCTTCATATACCCACGAGCTTCTGCATCGTTGTAGTCTAAACTAGCTGATCCTACAAAAGGATCTACGGGTATATCTGTAGCATACACACCTGTATTATGTTTAACTAGTTTACCATCACGTATGATACTAGCAGGCGTGACGTTTAACAAGTCTAATACCTGTTGACGATCAGCAAAGTCTATGTCAATGTCTGACTGGAATTTCATAGATATTCTGGTGGTATAAAATCTGGGCCAGGTGTATTGGGTGCGATCCCAATACTTTCTTGTGATTGTTGGGGTATAGATACTTCAATTCGATCTAGTTGCTCACGTATTTTTGTGATGTCGTAGCCTAGCAGTAATAATTCATTACGTACTAGTGTGATATCACTTTTAATATCATCAAATAATGCTCTTAGTTCATCAGCGATCACAGCTTCGCCTCCTTCAATATACTCTTTATCCATTCAGTGTCCGCCACATAATCTTGAAATTTCCTTTGCCAATATTCTGGATCTATCCAAGGAAGAACAACAGTAAGTTGATCATCATTGAGAGTATCCAAGAAGTCAATGCCAGAATCACAATTATAAACAATCCAAGGACTAATCCTACCATTAGCGATGTGATGACATACGCGATTAGGATTACCAAACCTAAAATAATCACTAAATCCATTCTTAAATTCTCCATGTTCATCTGCATAGTCTTGCATTTCCTTAAAAGCACGCTCAAGGGCATCTTGCGTTGCTTCCTTGCGCATATATCCTCTAAGATATTCTAAATAAACCTTTTCATGTGTCCAATGATCAAGTTTTTTATTTTCTTTAATCACATAGTCAATAAACATCTTTGGATTGACAGCACGTATACCCACCATGTGACGACCAAATTTAACAAAGGCACGATAATAGGGACTAGCAACAAAGTCTGTGTATGACTTCATCTTTGCTGATCCCTGTGTTAGCTCATAGAATCGTAGGTATGCCTGAAGACCAAACTGTACACCAATTTCTTTTTCTTCTTGCCAGCGTCGTTTTTCTTCGCAAAGGTGCACAGCAAGGCTTGATTCCTTGCGGAACTCCTTACTACAATATTTGCACTTATAGCTCGGCTTTAATTGATTTGTCATCAAGTCCGAGGTTTCGTGCCATGTCTGCAATATCTCGTTTATCATTGATTTTTGCCAGTAATTCTATTTCATCTTGTTTCATGGTAGGAAATAACTTAGCAAGGAATTTCGTTGCTTTGCTATTACCCTCTTTTTTCTTAGTACCTTGCCAATAGTGAAATTGCTTGCCCATGTTTGGACTTACAGTTGTACAACTTAACCACTGTAGTTTTGGATGCTTGTTTAGGTCAAAGAAGTTTTTATTTACACGCTCATTAGTAGCCATTAGATAATAGGCTTGTAAGTCTTGACTTCCACCTACACTAGCACCATAGCGTAACATTAGATATGTACTAAATGCCTTGCGTTGTTCATCAGTGAACTTGTCATAGTAAGCACGATCTTTACGATCATATGCGGCCATTTCATTGCCGATGTATAATGGATCACTGCTCACTTTTTATTCACCATACTATGTAAGCGTTCAATTACACTGGCCATGTATCTGACCTTGTTTTCTAAACTATGTATCAAACCACTTTGTTGTTCAACTGTGCTGTGTAATTGTTCCACTGATGCTTGTTGTTCACGCAGTTTCTTGTCTTGACTAAGCAAGTTTGGTCTTGGTGGCGCATTTGGATCAATTGCACGCTTTTTCTTTTGCTTAAATTGTTTTGGGTTAAATGCCATCTTTATAATCCTCTGAGAGCTTATATATAATTATACATTCTTCCACCGAGCGTTGTAAAGCAATATTTCGATTTCTGTGCTTGTAGATATCCGCCCACATGCGCTGTTCAACCAATTCTTTGGCTTCCCAACTTTGCCCAATCATTACTCGTTCTGTAGTACCTTCTAGTCGGGCATAGGTAGTGAGCCCACCATCCGGACTTTCATATATATAAGTTGCACCTGGTACTAGCTTACCCATTCCAATGCCTCAATATACCTGCTATGATAAACAAGTTGGTAACGATATATAATGCTACTATCGCTGTTCTAATTGCTGCCACAACATCAGCTTCACTGTCTGTGATGCCTTCTTTTTGTCCAAGGGCCTTGGCCCAAAGTCTCCACATCGTCAATACCTTTCTTACCATATTTTACCGTAGTCCACTACTTCACTTTGTCGTGATATATCTTTTACAAAATAAGCACACAATGGTCGTTCGCCTTCTGTGATAGGTACTGCTAACATCTGTCCAGGTTTGAGTTTTGGAAAGTACCATTTAACATCTTGATAAATGTCTACGATCTCAATAGGTTCAAATACAGGTTTGAAACTATCCAAGGGATTAAATGTAAACACACTAAAGCCACGATCGTTGATACTGGTCAATGGTATGACCTCTAGATCACCAAAGTCTGGTTCACCAATCAACACCTGCCAATCCACAGGCATCTTAACCAAATTGCCACCAATGTTTAATACCAGGGCTGGGCTATTAAACGATTCCAAAAAGATCAATGGAATAAAGAAATAGTCAGGATTCTTTGGATCGCTATTATCTAATATAGCAAAACGAAGATCCTCAACTTCATCCGGAATCTCATTCATCTCATATGCTTGGTTTTCTAATGTTAATATATACATTAATTATTTTTCCTTGTTATAATATATCTTCCTGTATCTCTATCTTTGAATCCTTCTATTACTGTTCTATGTAATGGAAACTGGTCTAAATCCAATGGTGTGGTTACATATTCATCTGTGTAGTTGAACGTGCTGGCAAAATAAACCTTTGGTACATCTATTTTGTTAGCCACAGTGTTGACAAACTTATGATGTATGTGTCCGTAGTCCCCATCTTCAAAATGTGTTAGAATCAAATCAGCATCAACTACCTGCTTGATCGCAGATTCTGCTAGTTCCGCTGAAAAACTTAGTTCGTTATTTTCTATATCTCTATAGTCATCTATAAATCCTAAGAACTTGGTTGGTATGTTTCTACTATTCCAATATCCAGATATCTCCATGGATCTGATATCATCATAGTCATAGGTCAGATAAACGATTGACCATTCATAATCAGGGTGTGCATCAACAAATGGCCGGGCAAATATCACACAGTCATCTGGATGAGCAACTAGGACCTGAGCTTTCATTAGAAACTAAATCTCCAATCAATAATACTATGATCATACCATGTTACTATATCCTGATCTTTTCTGCATCTAGACAAAATAACCTTACTTGGATTCCCCCACCAAGTGTCTTTAACATTCATTGAAATATTTTCATGTTTGGCAGTCCAAAATATCACTGCACAGATCTCCTGCCCAGCAACTGCATCTTTAGGGATAGTTAGTCTAATATCGTCAATGTTGACCTGCTGATTTAGATCAACGATTATTGGTTCTGTTTCATAGATCTTTTCTAATTTAAGATCAGTGAATCTAGGTAGCATGGTAAATAATTTCTGTATACAATTTGCTTTATAAAGTGTATTTTCTAATTTGTGCTGTTGTTGGAATCCATCGTTTACCAGGGTTTCAAATGTTGTATCAATTTCAATATCAGGTTGAAACTCAAATGCATCTGATCCTGTTTGTACTATTGGGAATATTGGATGATTTTTATATACTTCAACTTTAATCTCAAACTCACCAGGTATAAATTTGCCACCATGTTTTCTTGCATGCTCACTGATAGCAATGATGTTTTCATTGAATATCTGACTGCCAATGGTTTCACTGACATAGATGTCTGCGGGTATATCTGTGGTTAAAAAATCTGCATTAATAACTTCAATAACTGAATCTAGTCCAACTTGTTTAATAACATGTTTGGCATAGTCTGCACGACCAGGATCCATTTCAATAGCATAGACTTTTTTAGCGCCAGCTTTTGCAGCCAGAACGCTTAAAAATCCAGTACCTGTGCCAATATCAACTACAACCTTGTCTTGGACAGATTGTTCGATGGCATTTTTATAAAATACATTACGACCAGTGTCGTTGATCATTGGCATGAATATACCGTTGTCTGCAAACCAATTGAAATTTTCTGTCATAGTCCCCACGTGTCCTTGATAATATTGTAATAGACATTAGCCAAATACTCTTGGCTCTTAGGATCACCGTGGTAACCAGGATCCTTGTCTACAAATGGATATTCATTAGTAGCATACGCAGGAGTCTGCGCATAGTCTAAAGTTAGATAACCGTCACTGACTACCTTAGGTATTGCCGCACGTACAGTGTCGCTGGTCCAGAGATTGTTTGCTACCAGTAAAAATGGTATACCACTGTAGTATAACTGCATGATGCCGTCACGTATGATCCATTCATCCTGTTGACGTTTCCAGTTGCTGTCATATAAAAAGTTTACATATTGTTTAACTGCGGCTTGTGTGTGCTTGTCAATCTTACCACTGCGATAAGGATGGTCATAGTTTTCTGCTAGACTAAAAATAGTTTCGCAGATCATGCGATAAGGATTGTTACCATAGTTTACATTATCGATACCAGCATTGACGTCGTAGCCATTTAGCAATGACTGATCTTGTAGATGTTGTTGTAAAGGTGTGTTCCAGGCTTTAGGTTCAATGGTCCAATCATATGGTGCGGCACTTGCTGGTATTTCCATACGATCGTAGAATGTTGGTGCTATGATAGCAAAGGTTGGTTGTTGACGAATAACTTCATCAATTTGTATTCGTATGCCACCATTGCTACATCCTTGACGTGCCAAATTTTCTAATTCCCAATCTAGTTTATCTGCTAGGACTTCTCCGTAGCTAGTACCCGGCAAATCCTTGCTAGGTGCAGAGTAACTACAACCACAGATCATTAATTTTGCCAATCTGTTTTCTCCACGATAAAAGGATAGTTAGCGTCTTTATAAAACTGTTTGCGTTTGGTTAAATGCCTTTTGGCAAACTTACATGTACTTGTTATGTCCCAGATTTGGACGAAGTCTTTGTCTTCCGCTTTACGGATACCACGCCCGATACTTTGGATGACCCTAACAAAGCTCTTACCGGGCTCAATAAGCACAAGGTTAAAAACACGAGGAATGTTGATGCCAACAGCAGCAACCCCATAAGTGGCGACAATAACCTTATCGTCCATAGTCGCAATGTCGTCATATTGTTCTTTTCTATCATCTGCTTTAGTGCCTCCAGACACGAATACAGCATCTTTAATTTTTTCTATTAGAGCACGTCCTGGAGCAATACGATCTACTAGTACAAGTGTATTACCTGTCTTACGTATCGACTCTACAAGTTTAGCGATATACTCTAATCTTGCTTCTGTTTCAAGTAAGTATCGCAACTCACTTTGATAATCTTTATATTCTACGTGATCGACTAACTGTAGTACGTTTACATGACAGTTAGCTAGTACGCCCTGCTCTTGTAGTTCACTGGCACTTAACCGTCCAATAACGTCACCTATACTGCACTTTAGGCTGACAAATTCGTAGTCTTCTTTAGGTATTGTGCCAGTTAATCCCCAGCGTATAGGTATATGTGCCATTACACCAGTGAGCAGTGTTTTAAGCGCATCTGCCTTGGCCATGTGTACTTCGTCAACCATAACGCAGACCACATCCTGTAAGAACTCACCGATAGTGATATCCACTTCGTGATTGCGTGATCCTTTTAATAAGATGTTCAAACTCTGCCAAGTACATATAGTATGTGTCTTGCCAAACTCTTTACGGTCTCCAAAGTAAACTCCAACATCTAATCCCATGTTCTTATAGTCTGCTTCTGTTTGTGTGACCAAACTCTTGTTTGGAACGATGACTATAGTACGTCCATGTGGTTCACAGCAATAACTTAATGCGGCTGTGATTAGGGTCTTACCTGCGCCTGTGGCAATTTCTTGTAAGCACTGTGGATTCTCAAGGAACTTGTTGATGATCTCAACTTGATAATCTCTTAACACGATTGGTTGCCCTGCCATTGGATGTTTGTCAGGCCACATAATATGTTTGAATGTATCTTCTGTTACTTCTTCAAAGTCATATTGTGTTTTGTAATCACGTAGATCTTCTAGCTCTAGATGATATCCTTGACTATCTAGATAAGGAATGATCTCTGGTAATAGATTAACATAGGTACTACCGCCCATTTGGAAGAATGCTATCTTACCATCCCATCTGCCTAGACGGACTGCGGGCAGATAACGTGCACCAGGTATCTCATACTTGAACATATTAGATAGTTCTTTGCGTTCATGTAAGTCTAAGCCTTCTATCTTTACATTAACTTCATCTTTAATTATTAGTCGGGCCAAGGCCATTAGTATTGTTCTCTTATTTGTGTTGTGCCGTAGTAGATGATCTTTTCTGCACGGCGGGTCCAGTCCATCTTACGTCCGCCAAACATCATCTCAAATGTTGTAACCATTAACGGCACAGGAAAGTCCCAGGTTGACGGTATCTTTCCAGCATATACTACTTTAACACGATACGGATCATAATCGCTAGTCTTAGTCTTACCGTTTCTGTCAAAACGCACTATCTCTTCTTCTTCAAAGCGACTTAGGTCTATTTCAAACAGGGTAGGATTATAAATGCAAATGGGATAACGATCTGTTATTTCAGCATAGTCAAATATCATGTTCAAGTTCTCTGGACTAGGCTGCAGATGTACAGCATGTTTGCCACCAATGTATCTAAGAGCCAGGCCATGATTTTCTAAAGCAGTTAAACTAATCGCATCATCTATTTCATATCCACATAGACCAGCAAGGTCAATTAATCTAACTAGATTATCTGCGCCAAATCCGCCACGAGATTCTATATATTCAATTAAACTATCTGTGGCATTGGTTATTTTATAACCCTTATTATCTTGGACCAGTTTAATCTCAAAAGGTTGCCGCTCACATTCAAGTATCTGAGCAAATAATTCCTGCACATGATGATCAACTTCAAACCCGTTGTTATTCCCCCAGGGTATGATCCAATTGACATTGTATTCTGTGATAGCCAAGTTCCATAGTTTTTTATCACGATCATACCAGGCTCGGCCCTGGCTAGCTTCTCTAAAATTCTGTAGCTCTTTGATCAAGTCATTGTCATAGGGGAACTTGACTACTATATTCTCACCATCTAACCAAACAGCCTTGGTGCGATCCATCTTGCGTGGAGCCAAACGGAACACAGGATTCTCCGCTGGTGCAACATCTATCCCTAGTTTAGCAAACTGACGACGGTACTTTAATACAAGTTTAACAGCTAGTTCTGCTTGCTTATCTGTAAGTGCTGTGCCAAACACCGTCGTTGATGCCATGCTATTTACTATGGCTATGTCATAGCGAGCTAGGCTTATTCTGTTAATACTCTGTGGTGTAAGCAAGGCTGTAACGCCTACTTCATAGCCACCGAGGTATTCCAAATAGTCTTCGACGTGCGGATAGGTTAACATACTATTATTATACCTTCAATGGAATTGGAATGCAACCTAAAAAGAAGCCCGGGTATTTCTACCTGGGCTTTGAGGTCATCGCACTAGGAGCTAGACAATAGATAAGTGCGATGAAAACTGTTACTAATATTTAATAGATGCGTTATACATATCACGCATTTTTGATATTAAATCTTTCTTAATAGATAGTTAATCCAAGCTAGGCCAAAGTTAATGGCTGCGCCAATCAAATTACCCGTACCTAGTGCGTCAATTCCAAAGGCTGTAAACAAGCCTATTAGGAACCAAGTAACCTGCACTGAGTTTATAACCATCCATATTCTAAAATTATCCCACATATATTTCTCCTTATGCTGATTTCATACAAGTTGTTTTTGCCAAAGCTACCCATTTCAATGGAAAGCTCTTTTTAAGTTGTGCTATCTTGATAGCCATACGTAGCGATACTTCACGTAAACGTGCTTGGTTATCGGTCATGAAGTCAATGATTAGATCTTGATCTAACTGATCAAATTCAAAGTCTGCAAACAGTTCACCTGTACGTGCAATCTGCTTAATACGCAAGATCTTATCGTGCATGGTATCAAGTGTTAAGTCCAAATAATGACAGCGTGATTGGATAGCATCCAAGTGATCACGTGTTTTTTGCGATTTCATTTGATCAAACTTAAGGTTGGTAATAAAGATCACACCACCTTTGAAGTCAAATTGATCGGGTATACCTTCGTTGCGTAGGCTGTGCGAATCTGCTAACCAAGAAATCCTACGTTTCTTTCCTGAGTCAAGTGCGCCTTTAAGCAGGTTAAGACATACTTCATCAAGCAAGATGCTGTCACAGTCATCGAACACGATAACTGAGTTTTCATCACTATACTTGTACAATGCCTTATACATACCTAGTGCGGATGCCGTACCTTTGATCATTTCTGATTTAACTCTACGGCCTGAGATTTGATCAAACAAGTTAGCACGTTCAAGCTCACCTTCGATCCCATATGACTTACCAACACCCGGAGGGCCTGCTACGATCATAGCACGGATATCTCCGTTCAATACTGCCTTGGTCATTTCATTTAAGATGTCAAAACGTTCAGCTATTTCGCTCATACGTTGTTCGTCATCTGCTGGGTTGGTTGCTTGAACAGTTGCTGGTGCTTCTACTAGTTCATAGTCTGTGAGGCTAGATACATTTACACGGATTTTATCCTTGCCAAAACGACCAGTGCCGTCTACTGTGATATAACCACCTTTACTACCTAATTGGAATTGTTTGATGAGTGGAAACACTTCATCTCGAACTTCTTGATTACGGTAAGTACCGCTTTTAATTTTTACGAATGCCTGCATTTGTCTAGTCCTTTATATTAGTTAAATTATGAAACAGTTGTCTGTTTTCTTATTATAGTAATATTATAACACCAATTTGGTCATTTGTCAACCAATTTCTATTAGAAATAGTGCTAGGTTCTCGCGGAGTAAAGACTCAGTGCACCTAGCGAACAATCGTCTTGCGGCGATTTTATAGCTCTCTTTTTAAGTCATCAGCTAAAGGACGCGACGCCCTGGGGATGTTGACTATTTGGTGGGTTTTGATGTTTGGCTTGCGGTTAATTCAACATCAAATTCTGGGTATTTAATCCGGTAAACTAGTATGCTACCACTAGGGCCTGTGTCTTAGTCTGCATTTAGTTCTGACACAGTTTACTGCATAATAACCGGTCTGGCCATAACCCGACCCATTAACCTTATAACTTGAAGCCTAGTTCTCGTGCTTCTAACTTGATTGCTTCGTTACCTTCTGGTGTTTTGAAAGTGTGATTTAATAACTGGTCGATAATATCTTCCTTAGGAAGAGCTTCTTTTAACACTACCAACTCTACATTGGTATGACCATTTTTAGTTAATACATTAGCACGCGATTTACTGTTGGCGTAACGTACTTTATACTTGCCATTATGTAAACTAATACCTGCTACTTTATATGTTTTTACTGTCATTTACTGCTCCTTTTTCTTATTGTATGTAAACATTATACAGTCATTTTACCAAAAAGTCAACCATTATTTTGGTCTTGTAAGTCATTGATTTTGTTATACAAAATCGTAGGCAAATTCGCCTGTATCACCAATTGGGCTAACTTCAACTTTACCTAAGCCCAAGCTCTTGCTTAGTGCATGGAACACTGAACGGGCTTGATCTTCAGTGATAGTGCTGACAAACAGGGTACCATTATAAAACTCCGTAGTCACGGGCTTGTTTAGGGTAATTGTTACTAATTGTTTTACGCAAGTTTCAAACATTGTTTAATTCCTTTTTTATTGTCTATGTGTAACATTATACACTCAAACAACCAAAATGTCAACCAAAATCTTCAGGATTTTCCAGATATTGTTGGGCCATGTCAATTATACCAGCTAGACAGGTAGGACAAAAAGCCACGGGCAATATGCCAATATAACCCACAGTGCCGCCTTCATCTTCTGTATAATCACATGAGCATACGGAACACACGTGGTTTTCTTCTAAGTATTTTTGATGTTCTAATTCCTGTTGATGTGCTTCTGCGCTAGTCAATTTGACCACCTTCACTTTCTACAACCGCTTTTTGTAATTCGCGATTAACCATCCTATAGGCCGCACGTTCCATGCCGTCCAAATCATCCCAATTTTCTTCCATGCTGTTTAGGGCACCAAAGAGATTGCGATGTCCATATTCTTCACCGTGCCACTGCACGATACTATATGCTTCTTCTATTTCCATATATACAGGTGTGCTCATTATTGTTCTCCAAGTTGGTATTTTTTAAGATATTCTTTGGCTTCAGTTAAATCAGTTACAGGTTCCACTGTATCTAGTAGCATAACATGTCTGGACAATATTAAAATTTGTTGGGCACGATAAAGACGTTCGTATCGGCTTTCGCCCGGATAAGGTTGAGTCCAAGAATGTTTCATTTAGTTTCCTCAATGATAGATGATTTGAAATCAGTGTCCCAAGCAGGCTCAATTGTAGTGGGCACAGGGCCGTGCATGATTTCCTCTAAGGTTTTACCCTGAGATGTTTGATGATGTATTACAGTGGGTACTTTGGTATCTACACTAAAGGCCACAACAGCTAGTGTGGCTATTCCAAAGAATAGCAGTACAGGTTTGGCTCTATGTAGTTTAATGTCAAAATCAATCATCTAGTGATTCCTTAATTGTTAATAAGGATTATACACTCAAATTATTGATTTGTCAAGTGAAATATAACTATTTGAATATTAACAGCAATCGCTTAAACTATCAATCCAACGTCTATTACACACTGTGTCTTTTTCGGCACATGGTGTTTCTGCTTGTGGTTGAACTGGTTTAGCAGGAATGCTTGCGACCATAGCTTCTGTGGCTAAGTCGGATAGGTCCGCTTGTTTAGTCATTTTACTTCCTTTCGCCTTTTGGGCATGGTTAAAATATAGCGATTGTGTCGCTATACAATTATTTAGTTGTTATGGTAGTTTAGGTGCGCCTAATGCGTCTAATAAGCTGTCCACACTAGCATACCAGTTTTCTGTAATGTTAATGCCATAGAATATTACTCCGCGGGCTGTGTCACTGAATCCGCCAAGTATGAGGATAAATGCGATGACCCAAAAGATAGTCCAGACACTGACTTTAGTTTCCATGCCGTCATGAAACATTGGGCGATCTTTGTGAGGATTTGTCCACGATCTTGTGTTTAATTGATTTAACTCACGAGGGGTGTTAGACCAATCAGTTCTATTTGGATTACCGTGCTTGCCCCAATTTGGATCTTGATATCTATCACTCATGCATGTATTATACACGAGTGATAGCAAAAGGTCAAGTTATTTTTGGCGTTTGTAAAACACGTGATTACCAATTTCTGCGGCAACCTTGTGTGGCCAACGTGGGTTGACTTTGATGTCTGCGGCATGGAACCACATAACATCTCGATCAATATTGGCTACTTTTTTGCCTTCTAAGAAAACACTCTTAGCGGCAATGTAGCTGGGATTGTTTTTGTCAATAATTTTATTTTTATTGATGCGACTATCACACATCCAACTAAATTGGCAAATGCGATCTCCATCAATAGTTGTTGACTGTGCGACCACTGCACATAAATCATTTGGGAACAATCCGCTCCGAGCACGATTGATTGTTACCTGAGCTACAGCCATCTTGCCTTTCAATGGCTCGCTACCTGCTTCATAAAATACATTACGAGCCAGGCAGGACAATTGGCGTGCCACCTTTGCTTCTTCTTTTTTAATTACTCTGAAACCAAAATCTGTAGCTTCGTTACCCATGGCCTGTGGTAATGTTAGCATTGTTAAAACTGTTGTGGACATTATTGTCCAGGTTAGTATTTTTTTGAGTCGTGAAATCTCGCTCATATCTTTCCCTCCTGTTAGTATTTGTCTTTAGGCGATTACCTAGTTGAGTTTACACCGGTCGCGACATTGCGATCAATGTAGTATGGACATGCACTGGTTGTGTGCAATCGTAGTTTAATTAAATCATAATCATAAAAGTCTGCGTCATTTACATGAACGCTTGATGTGTGTCTGTGACAACTTTCTCTCATTGTGCAATATCTCCCTGCGCAATAGTATATTGATTCGGTTTCGTCATTACTCATTCTTAATCCTCCGAACGTAGTATTATGTAGTCATATGAATCCTGACTTTTATACGTAGTTTATTCGGAGGTAATTGAGATAACTATTCCAACCCTAAAATATTAGGATGTTGTTGTAGTAGCTTGTGTCTGTAGAAATTCCAGATGTCATATAAATTGTCACTTGCGTGCTGATTTATAGCCACTTTTAAGTCACTTAATGCCATAATATCGTCAGCATATGGCTGATATTTCATTGGTAACGTATCCGGTGTATGCTTGAATCCAACGCTCTTCATTTGTTCTAATTCAATGAACGTTGGAATTAATCTTTCAATTAAAAATGTAAAGTTTGGTAATGATTTGTCGTGTGCATAGTTGCTTAGACCTTCGCCAAATACCTGATGTTTGAATTCTAGATCTTTTTCTGCTTCAGAAAATAGCTTGCGACTGAACTCCATAAACTTGGCCCAGAAATGACGACTACCTACAATGTAATTTGCAAACACTGTGGTATTACGATCTAGTACCATGGCCTTGACGTCTACCTCACCGTAGCCAACTTTCTTAAGAAAAGTCTGACCAATCTCGCTGATGTTGGGGTGATGTAAATCACCTTGCTCCCATGAGTTGACAAAACATGCTTCGTTGATAATACATGGATTTAACAAGTAAACATCTTGACCAGGATAGGCGTTGATAAAGTCAAACACACGCTGTCCTGTCAGGCCAGTTTTCTCTCTGAACTTCCAACTAACAAATCCCCAATAATCTAAATCTTGTGCTAGAATATTTTCGTACTCTCTATCCCATACGTCCCATTCACGTAGATCCGGTCTTGGATTCTCAGTATTGTCTAAAGGGGTAAAGTGTGGATCACAATGTGCTTTTAATTCTGGCTTAAAGTATATTTGAAAGATCTTTATGTTTGGTAACATATTGTTGTATTTCCTCTGTTAAGTCTCTACTTCTAGGCATAAACTCATTTTCTAGTCTGTAGGTCAATGTTTCTTTATTTGTTATATGATGGAATCCCCAGCCACGCTGGCGATCAATCAAAGGTATTTGTGTCTGTATCTGTAGCTTACGGGCAATGCCGCCTTGATCAAACGGACACCAACCATAATATAATATAACTAACTTGTCTGTATTGTAGTTATGATAGTGTCGTCCTGGACCCATGCATTCTGGTGTATTTGTTGGGGGATAGTATACAGGAACATTATGGATACTGCGAGCACGACGCTCTAAGAAATCTCGTTGACTATCTCTAAAACTAAAGCCATTGAATTTTTGTTCGTACAATGGACGCTCATGTGAAACTAAATTTTCTCTATCAGTGTCTACCATAAACAGCGTAGGCAATAATAATTGCGTAGGTTCAGTGATACTATCTAATAGACTATAATCACCAATCATCTGCTCTGTAACATTAAGTGCAATCCGCCATCCATCAAGGTCTCGTTCAATATCCATGACTTCAGTGTCAATATTATCTGCTTGGAAATCTATGTTACGACTTGTTATGATATCCCAAGTTGGACATATTTCACGTATGATTTCCACACTGCGATCAGTGCTGTGATAGTCAATCATCACACCATGATCAAATATCTGCTTGTGGTGATTGAGGAACCATGGCAACATGTATTCCTCATTGTAGAAATGACTGATTATAGTTTTTTTCATTACTCTATGCTGATAGTTGGAAAGTATTTAATAAACACATCACCTTCACGGTCACGTTTGTTTTTAATATTCTTACGAATTTCTGTAAAGAAGTTCCACGCCAATGGTACAAATGCTACCTTGGTATTGGTGTAGTCATCTAATTTACCAATTGGCACTACAGGAGTACTCATACCAGGACTATACAATCCTTGTTTAAGTGGGTTGTCATCAATGATATAATCTAAATGAACTTCACCAAAGTTTAACAATGTGTTGCCTTTGGCGGCCGCGCCATAGCCTACAATTAGGTAGTCTAACATTCGATAGTGTATGATTGTTTGTTTAAGATCTTCAACAATAGTACTAGCACGATCAGCATAGGCCAGATATGTATTCATATCTTGTAGGCCTAGAGCACGTTCTTCTGCTAATACTGCATCAACCTTACTAGTATCTTCAGCTAGTTTCTTAAACACAAACATATAGCTGTTGCCATGAATAGGTGTTTTACGAATATCAATTAGATATAAGCCGGCACGCTTGGCCAATGCGCTCATACTGCTGGCATTAAAGAAACTTAGATGTTCATGATAGATAGTGTCAAACTCATTGTTACGGATCATGTCTGCTTGACTAGTCTGTATAAACAATACACTAGTGTCACTCATAATCTCTTTACACTGTTGTAAGAACTCTAATGGATAACTGTTATGAGCAAATACATTCTGCGCTGTGATGATATCTAAGTTTTTATTCTTGTAATGATAATTGTACTTGTCTGTAAAGTAATCACATACTACTTCATGATTAGCATTGCTTAATGGATGTAGGTTCTCAGCAGGGTCAACACCAAATGTCTTTAAGCCTAGAGCTTTGAAACTGTTAAGTTGACTACCATCATTGCAGGCAATGTCTAATACTGTTTTAGCATCTGGTGCATAGGTTAATGTTTCTTTAGCAAACCAATCAAAGTAATCACGTAAGGTCTGGCTAGTGCCACTTACATATAGATAATTCTTAAATAACAAGTCTGGATTAACTGCATGACTTAATTGTAAGTGTGTACAGTCTTCACAGATGTTTAATCGTAATGGGAATGTTGGTTCATCTTCCTCTGCTGTTTTCTTAAAACTATTGGCCAGTGGTTGCTCGTTTAAGTCTAGGACTAATTTAAGTTTCTCACTGCCACAGCATAAGCATTCATTAAGTTGTTTAGCGTCTTCCATAATCTTCTCGTTCCCAATTATAAATTATATATTTGTCTCTCCACTGCGGGGTGGATTGTTCATAACTTTCTATTAAACTATCTACTATTGTAGCAGGAGTTTCAATAAACGTAAAGTCAAACGTTTGTTCAAATAGTCTGGTATCTAATGCAAAGTCATAGGCATTAGCAGTAGCACCTCGATCAATGATATCAGCACCAAGTTTCCTACTAACTGCTTCAGCTATCTCGCCAACTGTAGCATTGAAACTAGCAAGATTATAAATGCCCGGCACTGGTTGCTCAATACAGCGATTTACAGCACGACACAGATCTTCTATACCCAACATAGCACGGCTAATCTGCTTGTTCATTACCTGTATGCCTGTGCCCATTTGCACACTATGGTACATACTGTTAATCATAACATCAACCCGTAGGTTAGGTGCCCAACCGTTGACTGTACCAAAGCGCAGACCAATTACACGTTTACCTTTAAGGTTAGCTATACTCGCCTGTTGGTCTAAGGCATACTTGGTAACATCATAGTTGTTAACCGGAGTGAAGTGTGTATTGGTTTCTTTGTGCTGTTCACCAGGTGCGCTGTTACCGTAGACACTTGCTGAACTAGCATAGATAACCAATTGGTCATCTAATTTTTCTAACAAGTCTGTAAAGTTAGTAACATTGTTTAACCACGGACCTGGCAGTGCACCAACACAACTAGGAACACTACTGTGACCAGCTAAGACCACAACTACTTCAAACTCACTTAGTTCTTCACGAGTAAGTTTATGATAGTCTCTGCGGTCACTGGTTTCATCATGGGCGAACCAACAGATGTCATTTGATTTTACAAAGTGGTGTTCACCTAAGACCTGACGTAGCCTAGATCCAATGTATCCATTGCCACCTAGAATTAATACTTTCTTCATTAGTCAATGATCATCATGCCGTTAGGTGCAATGTTACCCATCAGGCCCACTGTTTCTAATTCTACAATCTTATCTGCTGGTAAAAACTTAACCATTGAATGCTCAACATCAATATATGCATTCTGATTAAATGTGTTGAACATATTTTGAATAATATTATTCAAAACATACAATGTCTCAACTAACATACTAGGAGTAAACGAGTACAGTCTTGTTTGTAGTAAACTAGTAACTCCCGTTACCTGCGGGTTACACCAACCAGGCTGACGTGTCTTAAAGACATATTTGTCTTTGGTATTTGCATTGTCAAATGCAGTGATGTCAAACTTATCAGTGAGTTGATAACGACCACTTAGTTTGAAAATACGTGATGTTGCGTTTACTTCTTTCAACAAGTCTTCAGTGTTGTTGATATAAGTCAATGCTTTGATAAGACCCAATACTTCCATTGAGTTCTTACCAATGTCATAGTTAGTAACATTATTGTGGAAGTGTTGAATGTCTGCATCATCACTGTTGTCAATATAATAGTCAACTGTGTCAATCAACTCTTCAAACTCTGCACTGGTATCATTCTGTACATCAACTTTACTGTTGTCTACTAGAATAATCAATGCATCAGGAAGATATTTTCTTGCACTCTTAGCTGTGTCTAAAGTCTGTTTAATACGATCCTGTGGAGTGTAAATTCCATAGTTGCTGTAAACTGCTGACGTTAATAGTATTGTGTGTTTTTTACTCATCATTTGTCCTTATTCGCAACGTAACCAACGGTCGTTTTTCAACGTCCATTCAACCACTTCACCGATACGTTCTGTTAAACTAACCTTAGGTTCCCAACCTAAACTGCGCATGTAGTCACCGCTTAGTGCATAACGCAAGTCATGTCCTGGGCGTGAGCTATGGAAGTCAACCATTTCGTACTTCAATTCTTTTCCTTGCGCATCAGCGATAATCTGTGCTAGTTGTAAATTGTTAATTTCTTGTTTGCCTACTAGATTGAACTTAGGACAACGTGCATCACCATAGTCTGCTTCTAATTTAGTTGCATCTAATCCCAGCAAGAACATCATAGCATCAGCTACATCTGCCGCGTGGATATAGAAACGACTGCCTGGAATAGTTCTAGTAGCATCACTGTGGATAGTAATAGCATCACCATCGTTTACCTTACGGATACACATAGGAATAAACTTTTCTGGGTGTTGGCGTTGACCAAACACGTTCATGGTATGTGTGATATAGATAGGTAACTTGTAGGTATTTTCAAATGCCACTGCTAGTTCTTCACCGCCAGCTTTGGTAGCTGAATATGGGTTTGAACTATTGTAACGATCACGTTCAGCATAGTTAACACCATTAGGTGCTGGACCAAATACTTCATCAGTTGAGAAGTAGATAAAACGTTCTAGATTTTTTAGTTTACGGCTAAACTCTAAAATATGACCTGTACCAACTACGTTGTCCCAGACAAACTCCATTGGGAATTCGATACTGCGATCAACATGGCTACCTGCGGCCAAGTGTAGAACATAGTTCACATCACCAATGTCACGTACCACCATTGGATTTAATTCTGCACGTAGATCATGGAATACGATCTTAACACGCTTACGTGTTTCTGTATCAAAATCAGCCATCATATCTGATAGACGATTTAGATTACCCGAGAAGTCTAGTCTGTCTAAGCTGACTACGTTCCAATCGGTATTTCTTAAAATATTTTCAATAACGTGGTGTGCGATAAAACCCGCACCGCCAGTCACTAAGACGGTTTTTGACATTGATTTCTCCAGTTTTCGTTGAATTTTACTGCTTTCTAGTATTTATTTTACTAAAATGAGGCAGAAAAATTATGCTACGGTGTTAGCTACTTTAGCTTCTACGTATTCTTTAATGAACTTGATAGCTTTACGACTGGTATCAAAAACATACTCTTTGGTATCTTCATCAGGTGTAGTTAAAATTACCACGAACCCATTTGTTACTTTACGAATTTCAATTGAATCAAACATTTTTGTTTCCTCTTATAAGATTATTACCTTATTATAATAACACGTCTAAAAAATAAAGTCAAGAAAAAAGGCTATCGAAATAGCCTTTTTTGGATACTAATAAAGGTTGCGCATTGTTAAGAGGCGTTATTAGTTTGATTAGAACTTGATCATGTAACCTGCATTGTAACCAATGAAGTCACTAGCGCCATAGCTACGATCAATTCCTAGTGTTAATGCTTGATCTTTAGCAAGAGCGTATTCAGCACCAAATCGCACTGTGTTTGTTTTTTCATTGTACGAGTCATTGAACGCATCACGGAAACGGTATCCTGCTTTAACTGCTAATGCATCTGTTAAAGAGTATTTGATACCCGGTTCAACTGAATAGTATGTATAGTCTTGATTTGAAGTAAACTTCTGGCCTAGACCACCACGTGTGTATAATGACACAGCTGGAAGTAGATTGTATGAGTATGTAGCACCTGCTTCTAAACGTGTTGTGTTTACACCAGCATCATTGTTTAGACGTTCAGTACGGAATTGTTCACCTAAGTCAATTGTTAGGTTATCTAACACTTTGCGGCCAATTGTAAAGTTAACACCTTGTCTATTAGGTGCAGCTTTGTCATCAGAAACTGTGTCTCGGAATGTGTATTGAATGTGAGCAAAGTTTTTGCCATCTTCAGCCATTGCTACTGTGCCAAATGATAGGCCAGCGATAAGTGTTGCGATTAAAGTTTTTTTCATTGTGTTTCCTCGGTTATAAATTGTTGCTAAAAAGCCACAGAATAAAATTTTGTTGCCTTTTAGCCACGTTTTTATTTATATACAGAACCCGTAGGTTAAAATATTACTTAATGATCAATTAATAACGATAACTATCAGGTTTATATGGGCCTGCGACCGCAACGCCAATGTATGTGGCTTGATCAGTGGTTAACTCTGTTAGTTCTGCACCAACTTTAGCTAGATGTAATTGAGCAACCTTCTCATCCAAATGTTTAGGTAATAGATATAAATGTCCAATCTGATAATCTTCAGTGTTGGTGAACATTTCAATCTGTGCTAGAACTTGGTTAGTAAATGAATTACTCATTACATAACTTGGATGTCCTGTAGCACAACCTAGGTTAACTAGTCTGCCTTTAGCAAGGATAATGATCTTATTACCGTTTGGTAATGTAACATGATCTACTTGTGGCTTGATTTCGTCCCAGGCTAGATCTTGTATACCGGCGATGTCGATCTCACTGTCAAAGTGTCCAATGTTACATACGATACTGTTGTGCTTCATCTTGACCATATGGTCACGAGTGATAACATCAATATTACCTGTGGCTGTTACGAAGATGTCTGCCTTATCTGCGGCATAGTCCATGGTAACAACTCGATAACCTTCCATAGCCGCCTGTAGTGCGCAGATAGGATCAATCTCAGTTACCCATACCTGTGCTGACAAGGCGCGAAGTGCGGCAGCTGATCCTTTACCTACATCACCAAAGCCTGCTACCACTGCTACTTTACCAGCAATCATAACATCAGTGGCACGTTTAATGCCGTCAACTAATGATTCACGGCATCCATACAAGTTATCAAACTTGGCTTTGGTTACGCTGTCATTAACATTAATAGCACGTAACTTAAATTCACCTTTGGCAATCGCTTCGTTGATCTTATGAATACCTGTGGTTGTTTCTTCTGTTACACCGCGGATGCCTTCTAATAGGCCTGGGTGATGTTTGTGTACATAATAAGTTAAATCATGTCCATCATCAAGTAACATATTTGGCCGCCAGTCATTAGGACCACTCAGTGTGCGTTCAATACAATCCCAATATTCTTCTTCTGTTTCACCTTTCCAGGCGAATACAGGAATACCCAGATCAGCAAGTGCGGCGGCAGCGTGATCCTGTGTTGAAAATATGTTACATGAACTCCAACGTACTTCAGCACCAAGAGCAACTAGTGTTTCAACCAATACTGCTGTTTGAATAGTCATGTGTAATGACCCAGAGATACGTGCACCTTTAAGTGGTTGAGCTTCTTTGAACTCATCTCTAATGGCTATTAGCCCTGGCATTTCTGTTTCAGCGATGGCTATTTCTTTATGCCCCCAAGCCGCCAAACTTATATCTTTTATTTTATAATCCATGTTAGTCCTTGTGATGTTGCCAAATTTGATCAGTGCCGCCTAGATGGCCCCAGTCACTGTCTACTGTCATTCTACTGCTAATGCCGCCTCTAGGGCGATATTCAATTTCTATACGAATACGATCTGGTTCGTATACTGCTTTAAGATCTTTATACATAACATCCAATGCACGTTCGTAACTTAATCTAGTGTCACGGTATTGGAATAGGTATTGCTTGAGACTTTTTAATTCAATAGTCTTAGCATTACCATAAAACCAAATAGTAACATCACCAAAGTCTGGTTGATTTGCGCCACCTAGAAATGTAAACTCAGGTACGCTAATACGCTGTTCATATCCCTTGGCCGCGTTGGGTAGACTTTTTAGCATGCTACCGTCTATACTATCCCAAAGTTTCTTTTCCATTATGCTTGTGGTTCTGTAGGTTGTGGACGGTTTCCACCTTTTTGTGCTTGTGCTGGATCACTGAACTTACGATTTTTTGCGGCTACCAATGCTGCTTCAGCATCAATCATCATCTTTTTATAAAGATTACGTGCTACTGGATCAGTGTAACCAGCTAGTTTGTATTTTGTTACTCTTGACATATTGAAACTTGCATTAGTTTTAGCCATTATATTTTCCTTTTATGTTATTTGGTGCCCAAGGAGAGACTCGAACTCTCACGCCTTTCGACACCGGCTTCTAAGACCGGGGTGTCTACCAATTCCACCACCTGGGCAATATCTTACAGTTTAGCAGTTAATAAATGTTTTGTAAACCACTCTTTTGGTGCTGGGTTTTCGTGTGTGAATATGATATCAAAACACTTCATTGGTACACGTGTTGCGGCTAAAAATGCAGCATCTCGTGCTTGGTACATTAGTTCTTTGTTAAAATCTGGTGCAAATTCTACATTCTCAACGCGGTCTTGCCAAAATAACGGAATGTCTTCTGACAACCAACGATAGTCAGTACCAGCAGGATTAAAATTGTAAAGCCATTCACTGATAGGATTAAAATTAGTGTAGTCATTGCGACGGTCAGTGTAACCAATACGTATGTGCATGTCGCCTTCAAAGAAGCCCGGAGGTACAAATAACGGGGGAGATATATTTGCTACATAACTACCTACGTGACTGTAACCTTCATAGTGTCGTACTAGTTCTCTAGTTGGAGCATAGATTGGACCAGGACACACATACCCGTGATGCGCACCTAGATAATCTACTTTGAACATTAATGTATCGCCGTAGTCACGTTCCCAATACTTGCTTAGTCTACCTGCTTTGAGCATCATGATGCCATCGTAGGTTTCCCAATTATACTTGATAAAGTTACCATCTGAGGTAAGTTCACCTTTGAAATGACGACTTACACGCATTTGTTCTGGCCAATGGCTGTAATACATCACAGCATTTGGATCAGTGTCTGCTTTAAGAGTATCGATAGCACTAGCTACCATGTCAATACTATTATCGATAAAGATGTGATCATCATTACAGGCCAACCAAACTATTTCATTGGGGTCTATTAGTACACGATCACAGGTCTTGCGCCAATCGCTACCGTAGTCATTGCGTGCCCAGGTTAGATCTAATTTGTCGGAAGGAAACAGTCCATGTATGTATTCATCTAGTTCAGCTTGTCTGTGTGCTAGCTCAGGGGCTAGCGTGATACAAAATACAAACTTACTGACCAAGGGTTCTAACACTGCTGTACTGGCGAGGCAATACTTAAAGATATCAAAGCGTTCAGGATTTGGCATCCAGACGCCGCGGGTATAAGGAAAACCCATACGGACATCAGTGATCTTTACATTGAATAAAACAATCATTATAGTAGATTTTCTGTGTAGTTATCCAAGACTGCGTACATTTCGTCAACTAATGCCGCGTTCCAATCTGTTTCGTTGATAGCATTGATCAATGTACGATATTCAGGACTGGTAAAGCAGTAATGTCCAGCAACAACGATCTTTTGATCATTTTCATCGCTGTTGGTCCATTTCTTCCAACGCCCACTGTTAAGAACAACTTGACCAAACGCTTGCCATTCTTTAGTTAGATTGTATTTGCCTGATAGCATTCTTAATAACTTAGTTTGTACTACACCTAGTTGTGGAGCAATATTAAGAGCATGTACCCCCGTAGCTTTACGCAATTGGATTTGTTCTGCGGTCAGATAATCGGCATTATGTTCTTTCATCTTAACACCATTGGCGTTTGCTACTGCTACTAGTTCTTTAACTGTTTCAGTTTCAAACCCACCAGCCTGATGATCTTCATAACATAGGCTACCTGTTTGTGCTACAACAAATTGAATGTTATGAATATTTTTAGCAAATGCTACATCATTTTTATATTTGACAGCACCTGCCGCAACACCTACATTTTCTTCAGTGCCAAATTCAAAGTTAATCTTTGGATTAAGTTCTAGACAGAAGTTAAATAACTCTTCTGCAATACCGTAGGTATCATCAACACGGCTAGTATCAATATGGATCAAGTTAAAGCCTTGTTCAATGTCATAAGCGATAGTTTTCTTAGTCGCTTCTACAGCATCACGTAAACTTAAATTCTTTTCAGCATCTAAGAAATATGGACCACAATGATCACGACACATCCAAAGATAATCTGTAGGTAGTGTGGATAATTGTTTACGAATCTCAGGTGTGGTCATCACATAACCACTTTCAGCATCAACTTGATTGCGACTAGCAATGATCATCAATGGTCGTTGTTTATCGTGGCTATAATTTGCTAATATATTAATAACTTCGCGGCTCATTGGCCCAAAACCTAGTCTAAAATCCATGTTCTATTCCCATTTTATCCATAATAATAATACAAGCGTCCATAACAGCACCCTTGCCACCTTCACGTTCTGTAACATAGGTTGCGGCTTCTTTTGCTGTTCTCCAGGCCTGTGCCGGAGCAAAACTTAATCCTACATGTGGCATGATCTTAGCATCAAAAGGGCCATCACCCATGAAAATTGTTTCTGCTGGGTTGCCCTTGCCTAAGACAAAGTTTAAGCGATCCTTTTCTTTAACCATGGTCAAAGGAAACTTCATGTGTTCATAGATACGATTATACGTAATACCAAATCCATTTTCGTCAGCTGAGACAAACTCAATGTCTAGATGACTGCGTAGGAGTTTTAATCCGTCGTGGTCATAATTACCAAAGGCCTTGAATGGTTTCCCATCAACACCCCAATAGAGCATGCCATCATTTAATACACCATCTACATCCATGATAAAACGTTTATACATTATCCAAGCACCTTGTTAAAGTGTAACTGTGCTAGAGCTATCAAAAACTTGTCAAATGGTGCTTCATGTAAAGGACTCATGTTCAAGTAGATGATTGGTACTAAGGTCTTAACTTTCTTCCATTCTAATCCTTGTTTAACCACCCAACGTTGTAGTATATCTTCATATACTTGTACATCTTTTACACTAGGAATTTCTAGTGTAGCATAATCGTTGCGTTCTGTATAGCTATAACGTTCATGTTTGATATCTTTATAACTCAAATGTAAGCCACCTAGCATCTTAGCTAGATCATAATACTGGTCACCATATAGTGCACCACCAAAGTCAGTGCGCCAATCGATAGCAGTAAACTTGTCTTTATATGTTTCTTTGTCTTGTTGGTATAGGTCCAATGAACCTAGGTATTGCCCATGTTGGTAAATGGTATTGTCAAAGTGTAGGTCACCGTGGATGAACTTCCATGACGTTTCTGTTGTTAACCAAGTAAAGTCAATCTTGCTTAGGTATGTGTCAATAGTATCTACTTCAACTCCATTGACCACACACGGCTCTGACCAGTTAGCATATTTGGCGCGGAACATTTCTACACGTTCTATGGTCTTTTCGTAGTAGAACTTGTTACAGATAGTAAGATGATCGATATCAGCATCGTTTTCAGATGGAGCAGGTTTCCATAATGTTGACTCACACCATTCAAGCATTTTTTCAAACACTTCTGGTGAGTATTGATTATAAACAATATCACCCTTGGCAAAGTCATGTATCAAGAAGTTGCCTGATTGTTCTACGTTACTGGGCATGGCCTCTGGATTACAATTAGCACGCTTGACACGCATTTCTGCCTGCTTAGGATTAGTCCAAAACTTAATAATCTTCTTGTTATCGTTGTAGAACAGTTCATCTGGTTTAGGAAAACTTACATCTGTAAATTCACTTGATAGTTCTTCCCATTTTTCATAAGTGCCAAAGTCTTTCCAACCGCGCACTGTGTGTGCTTTCAACCCTAATCCGCTAAATCCTTCAGGAGTTTCTTTGGCTTTCTGAGCGATTAGATTGTTAAGATATCTATCATCGCAGGCATACATCAACCCAATAAACGCATCAACTGCGGTCTTGCTAGGCAGTTTATTCTTTACACTGATAATCTTATCAGCTTCACGTTCAATCCAACAGTAATCTTGTGCAATGGCACTGTCTACTGGATGTACTCCAATCCAGTTGTGATCAAGTTTATCTCTGTATTCAAAGTCAAATAATGTGTCACAGGCTAACCACATAAATCCGCCATGTAGGTATTTGGCACAGGCCTGTATACTAGTTGCTGGCCCTGTATCACCTTCTGCATAGTTAGGAATGTCTACGAATACTACATCTTTATCACTGTGTACTACCCCTACGTAATCTTTAATATACTGCCCCATGTGGCCGCAGGCAACAACAAAACGTGTGCCTTGATCAAACTTTTCCATGATGTGACTGATCAAAGGTTTGTTGTCATAGGGAATAAGTGCTTTAGGTACCATACGACTAAATGGACCCATTCTGCGTCCATAGCCCGCAGCTAAAATTAGTACTGTGAGTTTATTGTTGGTGTTCGGCATCGATTCTTCCATGTCCTCTGTTAGCAGAGTCTTCAAGACGTATAACGTCATCTAATTGAGTAGTGCTGGCTTCTGTATAATGCAAATCTGTATAAGCAATCATACGATGAATAGTTCTTGGAGGTGTATGGAATACAGCACCTGGGCCTAAGGGTTGAATTATTAGTTCACTTTTAATTTTATCAATTTCTTCTGTGGTGTATCCACCAGCAAGGTAACGTTCACAGTCAAATGGTTCTGGATGATATGCCAATGCACCATTACCAATGTGTAAATGAATACTTTCTGATTTGAATTGATGTACTTGTAAGCTGGTTACGAACCCTGCTTTTAGTATTAATTCTTTAAGCGCAAATGGATAAACATCTGAACCACCCTGTAACCAAGTTTCAATACCCCAGGGTTTATGTACTACGTGACAATCTTCAATATTACGGAATTCTACAGTCATAGCGGCCTCTTATGTAGATAATTATATACTACTATTTAACTTTATGCAACATCACGTAAAAATTTTATCACGTGTTTTGCCTGATTTATATCCATATTTTTTAACGGTGGAGCATGGAATTTCACCGAATGATACTGCGACCAATCTATCGCAAAAAACTCCTCCCAGGTTTCAACTTTTGGTTGGCTAGGATTACTAAAATACTGCCAACCCGTTTGATTTGTTTTCCAAATACCTAATAATTCATACTCACTGAACCAACTTGTACTATCAAATTCTTGTGTATTTGCTATGGCATCTAAAAAATTACAGCCGTGTCGTTGTTCTATATATGATTTTAACTCAAGCCAATCTTGTTTGGTATAGGGCATTAATTCATTGACTAGACTAACAGAGTGTTTGCGTGATATACCTAGGATTTTTTCAATCATAGTGCCATATAAATGCTGATACTCATTCCAAAGATCTTCAGCTTTGAAGTTTAATTCTCCACTGACTATCATGCTATAAGATTTAAGTAAAATTAAATCACAGTCTTGTATTAAAAAATATTCACTGCTAAAATGATCTAGTGCGCAGAGTTTGAATGCTTGTTGTTTATACCAATTATTATGTGACCAACGACTTAGATCATAATGTTTACCAAAGTACTCATCATCTAAAAAAGTAAAGTTGGTGATGTTTAGATTAAATTCTAAGAATAGCTCTTGAAATTGCAGTTGGCTATAAGGACTGATGATAATCGTGCGATCGCACTGTGGAAATATCCTGTGGTCAAAACTTAATGTAGCCATGGCTTCATTGATTCTACCCGGACCTACACACATGATACGTGTGATCATTCTACGTCTGTTCTTTTTAGAATACGACCGTTGTAGACGGCTGTGGTACCCGGTTCCATGTCTTTGGAAACTGTAGCAGTAGCATGTATTTTGCAATCATCACCAATGGTTACATGTGACTGTTTGCTACTGTGTCCATTAAACACTGTGGCTCTAGTACCAACATAAACATTGTTACCAAGTATGACGTTGCTCATTAGATAAACACCTGCACTGAGTACACAGTTGTCACCAAGGGTAACATCATTAGCAAATCCACTGGCGTCAGTGATTGTACAATGTCGTCCAATCCTAGCACCTGCACGTATGTTTACCTGGCGCCCAATATAAGTCCCAGCACCAACTTCTATGTTTTTGCTTAACATACTGCGAGGATCTATTAGTGTATAGCAGTCAAGTTTGTTATCATCAATGAATTTAATACGATTTAAGCGTAGTTGATATCCGCTGAGTACATCAGTTTCAATGTTACTGTTGCCATCCCAGAAACTGCCTACAAAAAACTTGGCATCACCAAACTTTTTAGGATTATCAACAAGATCTAACTCACTGCCCAAACAAGCCAGTCCGTTTAATTCTTCAACCCGGCCCGCATAATACTGATCAACAAAGCCCAATACCGGAATATTTAATTGTTCGCAGGTATCTGTAATAAAGTCCCAGGTCTGCCTAGCGCCTATTATTACCAATGGTTGATTAAAGTTTGACATATGGTTCCGTTTAACGTAAATATAGTTATGCTTACATTATACAGAACTATTAAAAATTCGTCAACATATTCACAGGTTTTATTTGTACAATCTGTCATGCACGCCCTAGTTATCGCAGGACTAATTGTTGCATTTGATTGGAGTTTGTTATTTTCTGGACTAGCCGTTAGTTGGTTATTATTCTGCGTTGGTGGTAGTGTGAGTCTACACCGTTGGACTTGTCATCGTAGCTTTGAACCAAAAAATCGTGTGATTAAATGGATATTGTTATGGTTGGGTGTACAATGCACCTTGGGTAGTGTACCTGGATTTGCCTCTGCACATCGACAACATCACGTACACAGCGACACTGATCAGGATCCGTTCAAACTGACTGATAATTTCTGGCACAATTTCAAATTGTTTTGGTATCATTTCCCTAAGATGAGTGCCAGCCCTAAGATGATCGTAGACATTCTCAGAGATGAGGACATGAGATTAAGTCATGACCACTATTGGAAGATATGGGCAGTATATCCTGCACTAGTTTTACTTCTAGGCGGTCCTGTGTATTTTGTTTATTTTGTTGCCTTACCAATAACTTATATGGTGTTAGGTATGAGTTGGGTAACTGTAATAGCACACAGCGGGCCAATAGATCCTGTTACCAACGATCGTAGTTGGGATAGTAGACTTTTTACAGTATTATTTGCTGGGGAAGGATTACATAACAGCCATCACGCACATCCAGGTCAGTGTGACTTCAATGCAACTAAATTTGATCCTACAGGATTAGTTATTAAATTTCTTAAACACTGATTGATCAGGCACACGCCCAATTAGTCGAATAAACCAATAACCAGTATCCCAATCACCCGGTTTCAAACTGTTAGTTGCTGCACCTGCACAACCATGATGATTGTTATGATTACCATCACATGGACAGAATATTGCCGCTACCTTGCTGTTGAAACTTTTATCATCAGTGTTGAAATTACGATAGCCAAATTTAGCCAACCAAGTATTGTGTGCCAAAACTGTGATATAACTAGTTGCTTGGAATCCATATACCACTGGCACAAAGTACAAATAACATACCGCTTTTATGCCAAATAATGACAATAAAACAATGTAAATGGCCACAATTTTGAAGTAATTCTTATGGAAAAATTTATGTATAGGATCTACACTAAGGTCTTTAACTATACGTGGATTAACATGATATGTTGGGAAGTAATAGAACCACAACTTGATACTGCGCCAGAACCCACCACCACTGGTATTTGGACTGTGTGGATCATCTAATTTATCGCTGGTTTGATGATGTTTACGATGTGTGCTAGACCAAGCAATACTACTGCCTAGACTCATAACTGTAGCATAGAACAACATCAGTATCTTAAATGCTACATGCTTTTCTTTGAAGTTACCGTGCGCACTGTATTTGTGTAAGCCACAACTAACCCCTACCAGAGTCATTAACCAACCAATGATAAAGAAGCTGATTAAAAATAAGGTTAGATCAAACTGATATGCTAGTGTGTAGACGAATCCCACATAGACAAATGCTTGTAATAGTTTTACTCTGGTATCTAGGCTTGGCATATTCATATTTATAATTGGTACTCCCAACGAGATTCGAACTCGTGTTACCTGCGTGAAAGGCGGGTGTCCTAGGCCTCTAGACGATGGGAGCAGTAATCTATTATTTTTCTTTTTTCTTAGGTCGTCCCCAGGCAGCCTGAGGACTTCCTTCTTCTACACCGCTGACTCCTCGGGCAATTTGTTGTACGACGCCACCATTTGCTAAAAACTTTTTCATAGCAAGATCTATTGCCTGTGATTCTTCTAACTCTTGTTGTTTGGTGTCTTTTGACATTTATTATTCCTATTGTTATTAATTCTTACTGGTCCGGCGTAAAGGAATCGAACCTCTATCTAGGGAGTAGAAATCCCCTGTTTTATCCATTAAACTAACACCGGACTGTTCTGGCTACGATGCACGGACTCGAACCGCGACCAAGGGTTTTGGAAACCCGTGTGCTACCATTAACACTACACCGTACCTGGTGCGCCTTGATAGAATTGAACTATCACTCCTCCGATTATGAGTCGGACGCTTTACCATTAAGCTAAAGGCGCAACTTAAAAATGGCGGAAACGGAGAGATTCGAACTCTCGAAACCTTTCGGTTTGCTTCGTTAGCAGTGAAGTGCCTTCGACCACTCGGCCACGTTTCCTTGTTCATTAGTATAGAGTTCTCGTGCTACAGTTGCAACCGTAGCATATGACCCATCGGAAGCTAGCTATCTAGAATTAGTCCGCATATATCATAATATTGATTGGCTGAGAACCCTATACTAATAATCCCGCTTACTCTATACGGGGACATTCCGGAATGTCAGCGACTCTTAAAAGTTAAGTCTACTTAATATCTCATTTGCGGCTTTTATACGTTTTGGGCTGTTTGCTAATCCCATAGCACGTAACGCAGGCGTTGCATACTTATGTATCCTTAACATTTCTTCTAACAACTCTAAATTTAATTCTCTTCTATTGATCTTAATATTCTTAGCTCTATATGTGTGCGTTTGACTGTGGCAATTAGGGCAAAGTATTCTTAAATTTTTTCTATTATTATTAAATGGATCACCATCTATGTGATCTATTTCTAAAGTTATAGGTTTGTCTTGCCAATCACTTATACCACACATTTCACATTTGTAATTACTTTCGTGCAATATCCTTTTCTTTAGAGCCTCTCGGCTCATTTCTTCATATGGTCTATCCCAGGATTTCTTTATCTTAGTTTCCTTAGCTCGACGTTGCATATCATCATAATCATATTTGCTTTTAGCTACTTCAAACTTGTCTCGTTTTTCTTGTGGTGTTAGGCTGTCGTTATACTTCTGCAAAGTTGCGCTGGTTTTTTCTCGTGATTCTTTACTAAACGTTCTACTGTTTCCACAACTCCTAGAGCAAAATTTCTTTTCACCCCATTTGCTATAGGCATCAAATTCTTTACCGCATTTTGTACATATTTTCATAATATTTGGTGCCGGCTGAGTGAATCGAACACTCTCTATCTTACGAAGCCTGATTACAAGTCAGGTGCAATCCCACTCTGCGCAAGCCGGCAATTTTTTACTTATGATTAATTATAACAGACTTTTGGAAAGATGTCAACTATTTACTGACGCGGAAACTTACCGTTCCTTTAACTGGGTTACTGGCACTACCTTTACTTTCTACGCTTACTACGCCATCAACTTTAGCTGGCCATAATACGTAGGTTTCAAGTGTGCCTTGCTTAGTACCTTGTGTATATATTTGGACAAAGTTTTCACTCAGGACTTCTAATACGCAGGCTTGGAAATTTTTAATAGCACCGGTATTGACAATCCGCATAACTTCTTTAATCGTAACGTAATGTAATACACCGCCTGGTGTTGTTTCGTCTGCCAGTTTGCGTTTGAATACAAAGCCATTAACAAATTTCTGCATCTTGGCTGGTAATGGTTTGCGTTCCCTGCGGCTGGCATTCACTGCATTTACTGTAGCCGTAATATCCCATGGTAACATTTTTATAAATTTTTCGTCGATAGCATTTGGATATTTTTGTGCTATATAATTCATTAAATAGAATGGTTGTTCGATAGCACCTGTGTTTTGACATAGCAAGATAAATTCTACAGCATCTTTGTATTGACGACGTTTTTTTAGCTCTTCTGGGATTTTAAGTCCGCTGATTGCTGGAGCTGCGCCGCCTGCTGATCCTTTGCTACTCATGTATATAGTATGACCCGTTTCACTGTCTTGGATAGCAAAGCTGTCTGCCAATGGAGTGTTACTTTTACTTGGAAAGTATAAGGTGCTTGTACCTAGATCATTACCGATGAATTTTAGGAATGCTTCGCGTTTAGGAAAATCTGCTGTTCCTTTGTACATAGCAAGGATACCTAAATACTCCCCAGCATAGTCTACTAGAGCACGCATCTGCGGGCTAGTGAGGCCTTCTGGAACTTTAGGATCTTTACCTGAATTAATTTGTTTAGCACAACTGATGATCGCTTGACCATATGTGCCTAATGCGTTTAACTGTTCACTGGTAGATATTTTGTTATACAAATCTTTTACCTTAAATGCGCCAGCACGTTGTAGGTCTTTAGCTGTGGCTAGGTTAATGTCTTTAATATCTGTAGTTTGGAATACCTGTGGTGGTTTAACTGGTAAGCCTTCTTTACCTGCGGTTTGGCTTACATCAACGTTTTGTCCTTGTGCTTGGGTAGGGCTACTTTGTCCCCCAAATTCGCCGGTTTTTACTAGTTTACTAGTGCTAATTAGTTCTTTACCGTCTGTACTACGCACCAACAGTTGACCTTTAGTATCAGGATCTAATAAGAACTTTTTTAATTCTGGAAGTTGTTTACGGTCAACAACAAAATCTCTACCATCTGTTGTTACAAAGGGACTTCCTGCCTGTACTTTATGTATAAAGGCAGCGATTCTACTTTGATATTTTTTAATCTCGCCTGTAGCAAGGTTGCCGGCTTCTATTAGGAATTCATTTGCACGCATGATGTAGTATTTATCTTTGTGTAGATTTCCAGCGTTTCAATAATTCACTGCTGGAATTTAGCTTAAAATCGCCACCTACACCAAATACAAATTCTACATTGGGTTCTGACATTTCTGGAATATTTGTCGCTGTACGATCGCCGCCATTAGCAAAGACTATTTTACTGTTAGGATACATCATTTTAACATTACGTATGGCTTCTACCGCTGAATCATTATTGTCGTCAAATAATATACAATGATCTACCATACGAAGACTTTCAATGATTGTTACACGATCTTTGATGGGCATGAATGCCTGCCCTTTTTTGCGAATTAACCATGCATCACTGTTAACTCCAACTACCAGCATAGTTCCTAACTGCCTGGCGGCACGGAAGTATTCTATGTGTCCTGAGTGTAGTGGATCAAATCCACCTGTTACCAGAACCACTCTATTTAACATACCTACCTTTAGGAACTCGCATAACTCCGGTTGGAGTTAATAGATCAGTACCTTTGATTTTTGCTGTTGCTTGTTCAACAGTGGTCGTTGTACTCGCTTCAGATTTATTAAAAACACCATCTATAATAGGGTCGCCAGCTTCCATTGGAATTTCTGTTTGTTGTCTAATCCAATCAACAAAATAGTTTTCTTTATCTAACCAAGGGTATACAATTTCTTCTTGGCGTACATGTCCATTCTTTAATATAGAATTAACCACACTGTGATTTAATAATCCTGTGTCTATTAGATGTTCCCATTTGGTTTTAGCAGGGTCCATTGGAGCAATATTAGACTTATAAACAGCAATGTCAATCCATGGATCGTTATATTTCTTCAATAGGTATGCATCATTACAGTCAAATCCATTGACTGCTAGCATGTAAATTAAGTTAACGGGTGTGTAGTCAAAGAAACTTCCGCTATAACTTCTACTGTAGTATTTGTTATATTGAACCCCACTGTTTTGTTGTACGCTCAATACCAGCATGCCATTCACTGACATCTGATCGTTCCAAAACTTTAATGTTTCCAATGGATTTATACTGTAATGTAAACAGTCATGAGCAAACATTAAATCTATATTTGTAGGAAGGATATTAGGTTTGGTAAAGTCACGTTCAAGTTTAGTGATATTAATAAGGTCCGGAACTTGTGCTAGTTTTGACCCGTCAATGTCTACAGCAAAACATTTGTAGTTATATGGTTCCGGATTATCATCTCTACTTGCTAGAGTGGCCCACCACGTCATATCTTGGCCAGTACCGCAGCCCATGTCTGCGATTGTGCGTAGACTTTCTAAGAAACTATCATATTCTCTTAATTGTCCTAATACTGATTCTGAGTGACTAGCCAATTGATGCGTCCTCCATGCCTGCTGTACGTAAGCGTGTTACATGTCCTAACATGAAGTTCTTAGATTCTAAGCCTTTCATGATACCCAACCAACGATTACGCAGTAAGGCTACTTCGTTGATAATTGTTTCAAAGTCAATGACTTCATCTTCACCGTCTACGTATTTTTCTACATCACGACTTGTTAGGGCACGTTGATAGTTTTCTAAGTATTTCTTAAAGTGTTTAGTGCGTATCTTGCGTAGTTGAATATTTAGATAGTTGAGAACCGCTTCAATCTCTTGTAGTTGATTAAAGCGTCGTTCTGTAATACCGGGCAGGCCAGCAAGATTCTTTTCTATGTTACCATAGACCCCAACTTCTGTTTTAGCACTATCCAGTTCTTTTTCATAGTGATCTATGAAATCAGGAATACTGCCCAAACTTGCAACTACACGACTATACCACATTAATAGTCGTCACCGTCATCTTCTTCATCAGCGATCGCTTGATCTTCTTCATCGCCAAGATACTCCTTAACAGCACGACCTAGATAAGCATCAGTACCACCAAAGGTTTTAAGCTCACTTTCAGTGATGTTGTGATCTGCAGCAACACTGATCACGTGATCTGCGGCCGCTTGACGATCCTTAGGATTGATATACTCTTTACAAGTAAGCCAAACTTCACTGGCGATATCTAATTCAATGCTCATTCTGCTGTCTCCTCTTCTGTTTCTTCGACTACTTTTGATTCAGTACTTAGCAGATTTACATTAGAACTAAGTTCTTTCATAACCTTATCTAAGCAACCATCTTCATTGCGTTCCCAGGCTTTGCGGAATTGTTTAATAGTTGTTTTATCAGCAAATGTATAAACTAAACTATTGCCTTCTTTCTTAAGCAAGTTTTTAGCTTCTAACATGTCTGTTAATCCTGAGTAAGGACTCATACCTGTTTCATATGGAATCTCTACTTGGACTGATTCAAACGGTTTAGCGTAACGTGTTTTCATAATCTTACATGCCGCACGTATACCATTAACTGTTGTAGTCTTGTTGCCGTCTGCATCTGTTTTAAGTTTAAGTTTGCGCATAGCTACAACGATACTTGACGCATAGATAAAGCCTTGACCACCACTAATCTTATCATCTGGATCAAACATATCCTGGCTCGCATAAGTATGATTCGTACAAACCAATCCTAAGTTCAGTGTACCAAACATGTTTACGCAGTTACGTACAAGTGCTGTAAGTGCTTTAGGTTTACGACCCATATCGCCCTTCATTTCACCTGCTTCAAACTGGTTAACGTCTGTTGGAGTTAACATCATACCTAATGAATCTAATACGAATAGGACCTTTGGACGGTCTTCTTCTGGTAAGGTGCGATACTCTTTAACAAAGTCACTGATAACTTTGGCTACATCATCGATCATAGCCATGTTAAGTTTCAGTAATTTGTCTTCTGTGGTGTCTACACCAAGTGCGTGTAACCAAGCTTCATCAAGTGCGTTTTCTGTATCGATCAAGATAACATAAATGCCTTGTTCTTGTGCGTGTCTAACAATATTACCTGAACAGATAAATGATTTACCTGCGCCTGATTCTCCTGCAAATACAGTTACTTTACCCATTGGAATACCTCTTTCAAAGTTACCGGATAGTAAGTAGTTTAATGTGTAGTTGCCAGTGCTGATCCAATCTGTTGGATCGTTAAAGCCAATACCCAAGCCGTCAATGCTTTTGGTAATCGACTTTCTAAATTTTGATATATCGAATGGTTTTGCCATAATGTGTCCTCGTTGAAATAACTGGGTAGAACCTAGGCTCTACCCGTTACCTTTACTTATTAAGAAGTTTTTTGTCTATTACGAATCATCGCTAAGATGTCTTCAGCACGTGCTGTTCCACCTGCTGGAGGTGTTGCAACTGGTGCTGTAGGAGCCGCCGGTGCAGCCTCTGTAACTACTGGAGCAGCCACAGCCGGTGCAGTTTCAAATTCTTCATCTGCCACTGCTGGTGTTGCTGTTTGTGCTACAGGTGTAGCTGATTCAGCTGAGACGATTGTTACGCCTCTTGGTTTGTAATAGTTACCCCAACGTTCTGCATCATATGCTTGACCATCTACACTTGCTTCAAACATTTCTTTCATGACTTTAAGTTCAACTTCGCTAGGTTTCTTAGGTAAGAAATCTTTCAAGTTGTATAAGCCATGAGTTTCAATAGCTGCAGCTTCTTCTGCTGTTAATGCAGATTCTTTGCGTGACCATTTTGAAGTTGAGTAGTCAGCATAACCACCTTTTGATGTTTTAGTAACTGTAAAGTCTAAACCACCTTGGTAGTCTGTTGGTAAGTTTTCTAACTCTGGATCAAGTAATGCTGATTTGAT